ACAAATGTTGTATCTGCCGCACCACCAATTGGTGGTTTTCCTTTTACTTCAACTGTTCCAGTGAAGTGTGGTTGTGTCACAGTGGCAGTTGTGTTCCCATGTGGCTTGAAAACAAAGTTCATGGCATTTCCGTCGTTATCCCATAGGGCATCCCACAATGAAGATGTGTCTGTGCTTTGTATTCCTTCAATTTCAAAAAACCACTGCTTAGGTGGTGTTATGTCTGCAAATGTTCTAACTTCCCCATCTTTATCTTCATTTGTAAGAAGGATGGATGAAGCATCAACTGCGTAATCTACGCCGTCTAATGTAAGAACAAGGTTGCGACCTTTAATTCGTGTGCTTGTTGGCATCTTGTTAGTTCTCCTAAATTGTTATTTGTGTAGAAACTGCCATGCGGGTTGCTATGTATTCAGCATTATTTGCACTTAATGCAAATGGCTGATCTACGCTATCAATCGCCCATTGGGCAGGTATTGCACCTATTGCAGTGACGATAAGTTCGTCAAGTGCTTCAGTTGCTTTTTCATTGGAAGCATTTTGTGCAACCAATGTGATAAGTAATGAAATTCTAAAAGTTGCAAATGTGTCACCTTGGGCAACATAAGTGTTGTCAGGTGAAATTATTGCAAGGGGTGGTGTTATGCGTGGTGGGATATAAGTTTCAGTATTAATCCCATCTGCGATCAATTCCGTCGCAAGGTTGGTCTTTGTCTGTGTAATCACATTGATTGTCATAGATAAGGCACAAACCTTCTAAGTAATGGATAAACAGGTGTCATAGGATCACGAGCAATTCGTATAGGCGATCCATCAAATGAAGAAAACTGTGCGATTCCGTTAGGTGCTGACCTGCGGTGATACAGTTCTGAACCACATTCAAGATAAGCCCTATCCATAACCTTTGCAGGCACATAATCAGCATCTGCAAAGTTATTCACTAATAGTTTTGCTTCATCAAAACAGTCTTCAACAAAGGCATCATCTGTGGCAGTTGCCCCCACATAAGCCTTCAAGTCTGTCCAAGTTATTGGCATAACACCATCCCCTTATTTAATTAAAATGTAAATTTACCAATGCCGTTAAGGTTATTCATTGCAGTGGCCATGTAGCCATAAACTGCGAAGTCCTGTGTTAAGGCAGTGATTGTGTCCTGTGAAATTCTAAATGGCGCACCTGCGGATTCATAGTTCGTGATTGCATCACTTGAACATAGGTAAGCCTTGTCATTTGCAAGATTTACATCCACGATAACAGGAAGACCAAATAGGTTTCCTTGCAATCTTGGAATGTTGGCAGTGCCAATGTTATTTTGTGGATTTGCACCTGCGAATAATGGTCTATCAACGCCATCAACTAAGCCTGCAAGGTCTTTAAATACATCCTTTGAAACAAGAATGAAGTTGGCAGTTAAGCCACCTGCAGAATAAATGTGTGCAGATAAGTCTGCAGTTGCACCAAGCCATGCTGCGGCAGTGCCTGCAGAAACTGATGCGTTACCAAATGATGCTTCATTGGCAGTTAGAACTGCGATACATTCTTGGTCAGTGCGTTTTGCGTATCCAATAGCCTGCATCCTAAACAACGCTTCAAGGTATGAAGGGTCTGATCTTTCTGCAACCTGTCGTGATACTTGGTTGTAACCACCAATTGTTTTAATTGATGCTGAACCCTGTGAAACAGTAAATTCAACATTTGATAATGTGTCACCTTCTGCCGCTTGAACTGCGGATGATGCACCCTGCACATTTACCTGTGGGTAATAGACAGTCATGCCTGAAGGTGGGATTTGTGCAGAACTGAAGGCTGCTACTGCAGGTCTTCCTGTATCTACAACTTTTTTAATATCTGTAACGAAATTTTGCTGACTTGTTAGTCCAGGAATATCGCCTACAGTTGTTAATGCACGATACATTGTTTCTGCATCTTCATCACCATTTACTAAGCCCTTAATGTATTCGCCGTATGAACGAATTTTTGGCATTGCAAATGAAGTGGTCTTAGGTGATTCAAGAACCGCCACACGACGATTTAGATCGTCAATGACAGGGTTCAAATCCACTGTTTCTGTAATTTGGTTTTCCATTGTATTTATTTCTCCTAAATTGTTTGGTTCAGGGATTTCATTTCTGATTTCAGTAATGATTGCCCCTTCGTAGGCAGGCAGTGCGACAAGGCTGATTTCTTTCAAATCAACTTTATGTCTGACCACTACATCACCTTCAAGCGTGTGTTCAACAGGCACAAAGCCAATTGAAAAACTACGCACAACACCATCTTTCACTAATGTCCAAGCATCCTGCCCTTTTGCGGTGTCACTTATTTTGGCAGTTATGTGAAGCCCATCAGGTTGATCGTTCATTGAACGCACAATTCCAATTGGTTCATCATGGTTGTAAAAAAGTTTTGGCAGTTTATTTATATTTACAGAATCAGGCATGAATTTTTCTTTCATACGCCCAACCTGTGTTATTTCATTGTAGGGAACTGCTATCCCTGTTACTTCTTTAGATTCTGAATCAACAGTTCTGATTTCAAATTCTCTATGTAGTAATTCCATTTTGTATGTTCTCCAATGGTGGCAATTCTGATAATCCTTCAAATTGCCTTATTTCATTTCTTGTTAGCCATCCTGCCCTTAATGCGCTTTCATAAGCCGCATATCTTGATGCAGTGTCACCACGCAAGAAATTATCTAAATCAAATTTTGCAACAGAATCAAGTGGAAGTAATGCACTAAGTGCATCTTCAATCACGCCAAAATAACCCATTAGGGTGAAATTAACGAAAGCACGATTTACTGTTTCAAGATTTGCGTATGTTTGTGAATCCCCACTGTTAGCCAGTAGGAAAGTTGCAGGTATGCCAAAAAGTCTTGCAATATCCTGAATACTAAATTGCCTTGATTCAAGCCACTGTAAGTCTTTAGGTGACAGTGTTAATTGTTGGTATTCAAGGCCGTTTGAAAGAACTGCAGGCGTGTTCTTTTGGTTTGTTTGAACAAATCGTGTGCGTAATGCTTCAGCCTGATCTGCATTTAAGTGTTGGTCAGTGCTTAGGATTCCTGAAGGCACTGCACCATCTGAAAAGAATTCAATTGCGTATTCACGCACATCAAGGGCGTTTTGTATGTCTTTTCTTGCGGCTTGGATAACCCCTAAGCCTGTAACCCTTCCTGCTATGTCACACAATTTAAGGTGTGCTAAGTCTGCAGGATCAAGGATCACGCCGTTGTAACTGTATCTGACAGTATTATCTGCAAGTTTTTCAACACCTACTTGCCCAACAGGTAGCACTTCAATATTTACAACTACATTACCCCTTCGTGTAATCAGCCAATAGGCGTTACCTTCAAGGGTCAATGCAGTGGCAGTTTGATAAAGAAATTGTCTTTGTGTCTTTCCTATCGTTGGCCTTGCGATAAATGATGGAACAGATATGGGTTCAACACCATTTCGCAACACTTCAATTGGACACTGACTTATGCTTGTTGCGATTATATTTACGCAACGATAAACCGCACCCAATGTTAGGGCAGTGTCCATGCTTACAGTTTGAACTGATCTTAAAGGTATTAGGGCTTCAACCCCACGCTTTTCAGTTGGTTCTTCTTGTTTAGTAGTTCTTAAAAAATCAAATAATCCCATATCTACCTTCTATTATACCAGTAATATTTTTCTGAATTAGAAAAGTTTTCATTTAATGCACCATTGGCTTTGCTTTTTGTTCTAAGTCACTGCCCCAAATTGCAATAACTGTAGCCATTGCCCCATCTATATCTGAAAGACTGTCTTTTCGTGACAGTTTCCAAGTGTCATAGACATTTTTTCTAACGCAATTATTTATTTGTGCCGTAATTATTGGATCATGGCTATGGGCAATTCGTTTATTTTTAATGTTGGAATAGACCATATTTGCCGCATTTACTATTTCTTTTAGCCCTAAAGGCATCACATCAAGACCCTTTTCTTTCATATCTTCAATCATTTCGTTGTTAAATAGACCATCAAGCAAGAATTGGGCTTCATATTTGCCTGCCAGTTCGTAAATAATCTGTAGGCATTTCCTTTTATCAGGGTTAGACACTTGGGCAATCATTTCTGTCACATAGGTTTCCCCTTGTTTTTGTGCCACACAGAATGATGCTTCAGACCATGATGGCGTTCTATCAAAGGCTATGCAGACAGGCTTTGATTGATCTATGAAGCCTTTTGGAAGGCTTTGCCACAACCCAAATGGAATCCAAGATGAAGATGATGAAACAAATTGATTTAATCTGTATCTTCTTGCATCCACTTCAGGCATTTGTTGCAATTCCGCTTCAATATTTGCCCAACTAACTATGCCTTCAACCAAGTTAGGGTTGGCCATTTCTATCGCTTCCCTGTCATTTAAGTCGCATCCTTCAGGGGCTTCCCAACAAAAAAACCCAAATCTTTCCATTTCAGATGGATTATCTATTGCCAAATTGCCCTTGTCGTAAAGGTTTAATAGCAATCTTGAACTGTCATCCCCTGCAGTTGTGATCCCAATGACTAAGCCATCTGCCCTTGTTGATGAACCTAAAGACAAGGCAGTCCATAAGTCAGGATTTGCCACATGGACTTCATCAAATAGAACAAGGCTTGGGTGTAGGCCTTGGGCTGATGCAGGTCTGTTTCCTACTACTACATATCTGCCGTCACCATTTGCGGTGTAGATACCACGAAATTCTGTTGTTTTCTTAAATCTGTTTTTAAGGATTGGACTACTGTTAATCTGATTTAGCACATTACGATAAACAAGCCTTGCCTGATCTGCAGTAGAAGCAACAGATATAACTTCAGGGGCATCTTCATGTGCCATCAAACCCCATAAAGCAAATAATGATCCAAGTAAGGTCTTTCCTTGCTTCCTTGGCATGGACACAACTACTT